TCTCTCCTTCCTCCCCCTGGTCAAACCTTTCCCTCTCCTTCCACCACTTGTCAATCAACGGGATAAACTCTGGGAAGGTTGTTTTCATATCAGTCACCAAGTTTTTCATCACCTTTTTAAACTCTTCTGGAACTACTACAACTGGATTTTGATTTTCCATTTTATTTATATGTTTGTTTTATAATATATTTTTAAATCAAACTATATAACAATCAATATTATGAATAATGTCAATATGAATATGAATATGAATGAAAAAATAGAAGAAATAACCCTAGACTGTTTAGTAAATCCGGTATTGTCTATAAAGAAATTATCAAATCATACAGACGCCTCCGCCACTCAACTAAAAACCAAAGAAAAAAAGTTTTACAAAAAAAGGATTCTATACCACACTCAAAAATGGCTGGAAGAAAAGGAAGAGTTTCCGAACCAGGATATTCAAAAAGCGTTTGAGAAATATATTCGTTGTATGATTCAACATTTCAAAACAACCGACTTTAACGACATTCTTCAAGAAGAGTTTAAGGAACTAGATACGCTAGAGGAGGTTCTTTACAAAGAAGAAGAATCCCCTCATGACAGCCCCAGCCAAGACCCATCCTTTCTCTTGATGAAGCGTAGTATTCCTATTATAGAACAAAAGAAAAGGTCCACCCTAGACTCTTTCGTAAAGAAGATGGAGAGAGAAGCCGATCAAGAAGAAACCATATTTATCCCATTGCGGAAAAAGATTAACCTGAAAGAACCTTCTCTCAAAACCAAAGGAATTGAACCTTCTCCCTCTAAAAAATAATATTTGTATAGTATATGAAGTCTGTAAAAAGAACAAATAAGAAAATGAATATAAAGAAAACGAAAAAGAAACGAAATAAAAACGCATCTTGTAGTCCAAAAGAAAAAGGACAGATGAACTCCTATTCATGCTACTCCAACACTTCCCTCCTCAAGTTAAGAAACCTATGGAATGCCCGTCATCCCTACCCCAGCGAAAAAATAACCACGAAGGATCCTAAGAAAATCCATCAGGAACTGGAAATGCGTATGAGCAATGTGTGTAATAAGGAAACATGTTGGTTGTCCCAAGATTTCACTTCTGGTTCCGCTTCTGCCAAAGAGTTGAAAGAGTCCTTTGCTCCCACCGCCCCAAAAGAGTGGAAGAAGAACCCAAACGAGTGGCTTTCCAGTTTAGATATTATTCGTGTAATGAAACAATACGAGAATGCGTACAAATGCTTTCAGTTCATCGGCCCATCCCCTATTGACTTTGACACAAAGTTGATGTATGGGAAGTGCGTTTGGACCGAGCTTTGCTCATTCAATATAGCGGATGAATTGAAGAGGGGTAAGAAGAAAATAGGAATCATATTCAATACAGACAAACATGACGGACCCGGGGAACACTGGATTTCTCTCTTCATCAACGTAAACAAGAAACAAATATTCTTTTTTGATAGTGCGGGTGATAGAGCCCCACCAGAAATAGTGGTATTTGTCAAGCGAGTAATAGAACAAGGAAAATCCCTGAAAGAGCCTATTGATTTCCAGTTTGACGAGAACTATCCTGTAGAACATCAACACGGAAACTCAGAGTGCGGAGTATATTCTCTCTACTTTGTTATTTATATGTTAGAAGATAAGATTAATGGGAACTACCTGAAAACCCACATCATCCCGGACAAACAAATAGAAAAGTATAGAAGAGTGTTTTTCAATGTGGACTAGTATTATATTATATAACTATATATATAGGTATACAATATGTACAATTACAGAAAAAGAATAGGAAAGAAAATGAGTAAACACAATACGAAAAAGAGTAGGAGAGTTATTTTAGGAGGGTCTTATATTCATTATAAACTGATTGACTGGTTTGAACCACACGAAAACGAATTAAATATTGATTCCCTATGCGAGAATCCAAACGCGGTTGACTTTATAGTGGAAAATATTACAGATTATTTGGATGTGGTTAATTGGGAAGAACTATCCGAAAATCCAAACGCGATACCTCTTCTGGAGAGAAACATGGATAAGGTGGACTGGTCTCGTCTATCCCAAAATAGAAACCCAAAGGCTATTCCTATTCTGAAGAACAACTTGGATGAAGTAGACTGGGAGATGTTGTCGTATAATCCAAATGCCATACCTATTCTGGAGAACAACTTGGATGAAGTGGATTGGGATGCTTTATCAAGGAATCCGAGTGCCATACCTCTTCTCGAGAGAAACATTGACAATGTGGATTGGGAGATTCTATCAAAAAATCCAAATGGGATTCCTCTTCTAGAGAGAAACTGGCAACAGGTAAAGAATAAAGTAAACTGGTCCAATCTATCCGAAAATCCGAGTGCCATACCTCTTCTAGAGAGAAACTTGGAGAATGTGAACTGGTCCAATCTATCCGCAAATCCGAATGGGATTCCTCTTCTGGAGAGAAACTTGGAGAAAGTGGACTGGTCCAATCTATCTGGAAATCCGAACGGGATACCTCTTATTGAGAGAAACTGGCAACAGGTAAAGAATAAAGTGGACTGGGAAAAGTTATTGAACAATCCAAAAGCGGTATACTTTATACAAAAGCACTGGGAAGAAATAAGAGTAAGACAAACCACGTTGTGGAGAGAATTATCAAAGAATCCGGGTATTTTTTATAGTATAAATAAGAAGCATCGTTTTGGATTTAGAACAGAGGATGATAATCTTGAGCAAGATTTTGTGAAAAAAATGTTCAATCCCGAAAAATATGACTTGACAAATATGTATTACAAAGGGTTTTTTGATGACTTTGAACCAAATGAAAAAGATGAAGAGTTACAACAAAAAATAGAAAAGAAAGTAAACAAATTCAAGTCAAAAATGCCATTATTAACAACACCTGAAATGAAATCATTTGTTGAGAAAAACAAAAAGGCTTTTACCAGAAAGAGTGGAGGTAGAGGTGGAGGTAGAGGTGGTAGGAAGAAAAACACATACAGAAAAAAATAATATGAAAATATTACTTATTCTATTTCTAGAATATGTCAACTCACGGATTCTTTTTAACGCCTCAGAATGTGGATGCCCTATGGAGGTCCCTTTATACAAATCCAGATGTTCGGAACTCCAACTTGGATGAAACAATGTTGAAGACTATATTCACCAGGAATTTGAAACCTTTTTACGATAAGGAGAGAATATCCCTTCCATCTGTAGATGATTTGAATGCCAAGTTCGTAACAATGACTGCCAAATACATTGTGAAAAAGTTTGGGATACAAGAAGTCCCTCCAGTTACCTTCAATGAAATTCAAGAAGAGAGAAAGAATCTATTTGAACGAGATTTGAAAAAGAAAAAAGAGGAATTCACTCATGCGATTAGCCGACCAGTCCCCCCTATCCCCAACTTCCAAGACAAGGAAGAAGAACCGATTGACTTAGAACTTGCAATGAAACGTGTCTTGGAAGAGAGAAAATACGACATTCCTGTTATTCCCGTTACCGTTATTCAATCGGAACCAGTACCAATACCAATAAATGAATATGGTGATAAAAAATCGGTTTCTTGGAATGAACCGCTTATAGAAACATATGAAAGAAATGTGGGGGGAGGTATAACATTGGACATGATTTTTGAAAAATTGAATAGGCTGGAAACTTATTTACTTAAAATAGACCAACTTTTAGATCCCAATTCTGAATTTAAAAAAAATGAAATGAAACAGGATGTATAGGTATAAATGTATTTATATTTATATTTGTATCTATAACTATGAACCTTTCTGTTCTCACACTATTGACAGCTTTTGGTGTTCTCTTGCTTTCAGATTCAATGGATTGCAAGTTACCATCTTCCACATCCACAATAAAAAAGTCTGTGATTCGCAAGATGATTTGGAAAGACAAGGGATATTCCATCAAGCAAGCCAAGAAGAGAATAAGAAAGGCAGTCAATTCTTTTGTGTCATTGTATTATGAGGTATGGTATAGATATTATTCACTTAGTGAAGAGGAGGCTATGATTATTGACGGACTCAGCAACTTTTTATGAAACGAGAGTAACCAGTCTAAATGTATGTACAAAAAACTATTTAAAATGTAAGATATGGTATCAATTAAAACAAGTTTTACTTTTTGGAAAAAGTGATTTTTTTCCTTTTCTCATTTAGAGAGATAGATGTAATTACATATAAAAATGTCAAATTTAGTTTCCATATTAGACGCAAGAAGAGAATTTGTCCTTAAGGCTTATGAATCAGTAAAAGCAGAAAATCGTCTTCGTTTCTTACAAGGCGATGACAAAGCAACATCTGAATATATCTTTCCAAATCAGATGGAAGATGCGCATAATATAGTGAATAAATTCTATGAAAATAAACGTCGTGTTATTAGTATTCAAAAGAAGACTAAAGTCGGTGCAGATGGTCTCATGATTGAAATTGCGAAACTTTTGACAACTCATTCAGATGATGAATTTGTAGTAAATCCATCCAATGTAAGAATTATAACAGGTATGAGTAATGCTGGTTGGGAGAAGGATATGATTGAAAAGGCGCCAACTTGTTTCAAAGACAAAATATTCCATCATGGGAAGTTGTCAAAATCAGACCTTAAGAATATAAGGGATGGTCTTATTATTATTGATGAAATTGATACAGGAGACAAAGAGTTTCAAGTTCTTCATAATACTTTGAAGGAGGCATGTGTATTGGATGTAAATCATATGGAGGAAAATAATAATCGTTTTGTATTTATCAGTGCTACTATGATTAAGGAACTTTATGACCTGTATAGATGGGGAGAACTACACGAACTCTATAAAATGACTATTCCAGAGGAATATATCGGTCATAAGGATTTCCTTGAAAAGGGTATTGTAAAAGAATTCTACTCTCTCAACTCAGCAGAAAATGCTGAAAAATGGGTTCAAGAAGATATTTTGGACAACTATGGAGATGATTACAGAGTTCATATTGTTCGTGTAGCTGAAAGCAAAAATAATAAAACAGCTCTACAAATACAGAATGCTTGTATTCGTAAAGGCGTATCTTATAGAAACCATACATCAACAGACAGACTTTCTGAAGATGAAATCAAAGAGTTCTTCAAAGAACCATTACCACAACATATTGTTCTTGGAGTAAAAGGGTTCTTTCGTAGAGCAAATCTTATTCCAAATCGTTGGAAACTTCGTATTGGTGCTACTCACGAATACTACACAAAAAAGGTTGACAACAATGTCCAAATTCAAGGTTTAATCGGTCGTATGACTGGATATTGGCGATATGTTATTGATTCCGGTCATAAAACAGGTCCTCATAGGACTTCTATCAAAGCAATTGAACAGTATGAAAAGATTTATAACGACCCATTTGGATTGAATTCATATCAGACAACAGGTTTCAATAAGAAGAATGGTAAAGTAACAGCAGACCCAACTATGCTCTCACCACACAATATTCTCAACTTGGACGCGGTATCTTTACAAGTGGTGAGACAAAAAGCTTCAACTCCTATTATCACTTTCAATATTACAGAGGAAGAAAAGAGTATGTTCAACACGACTAACATATTTGATATAATATATAAATACAACGAAGATGCTTATAACAAATACAAGTCGTATAAAGTACATTGTTGGAAAATGGATACTGATTCTAAGTGCGAAAAATGGTGTCTACATTCTATGTTACAACAAAATGCATATTCTTATAGTATAAACATAACAGAAAATGAGAAGAATATGAATACTGTAATGATTTATTTATACAAAAATAAAATAATAATCAATGCTTGGAATGGAGAAAATAATAGTTCCTCATAAAACGCAATAAAAATAAAAAACCTATAAAAAACATATTTTTTTAAAAAAAGTGAATTGTTTTAAAAAAATATACGAAAAAGTAGAATAATTAGAATAATTAACTTATAAAATAAAATGGCACGTAAAACGGAAAAATTTATTGACATCGCAAACAAACTTGTTGATATTCTAAAAAAACTAGAAGATGATCCACATACCAGTATCATAGAAGAAGAGTTGTTCTTAGAAATGTACCCTATCTTGAAAGAACTTAGTGATATTTGCCAAGAAGGAGACTTAAAAAAAGCAAAGAAGTTCTTGCGTAAACACCCTACTATTGTTGAGACTAGACATTTTGAAGATGCTTTTATAGCTGCTTGTCTTGAAGGTCATTTAGAAATTGCAAAAATGTTAAGAGAAATAAAAAAACCTAATGTTGATATTTCTATTCGAGATGATCATTTTGTTGATATATGCGGTGATGGTCATTTTGAACTTGCTAAATGGTTACTAGATGTAATACCAGATATTGATATTTCTATGAATGATTATCAATCATTCTCGTATGCTTGTCTAAGTGGTAACTTAGAACTTGCCGAACTTTTATTAGAAAAAAGTAAAAAAATTGATGCTTCTGTTTATAACACAACTTTTAGTTGGGTTTGTACAACTACTGGTAATGTTAAAGTTGCTGAATGGTTAGTTAATAAATGTCCTTCTATTGATATTTATGGTTATCAGCGTATTAACTTCAAGAATGCTTGTAAAAATGATTATTTAGAACTAGTAGATTGGTTCCCAAAGATTAAACCCATAGAAATATGTTGAATTTAAAATAAAAAACTTTAGATAATAGAGTAGGATAGATAGATAACTGTAATTAATTAATGGAAAGAGTGACCCATTAGGGGAATACCTTTTTTCACGATTCAAAACTAAGATAAATATACTACTACAAACATGCGAAAGTTTTAAATAATTTTTGTTATTAACCATGTTCCCAATATAGTCCACATAGCTATTATTTGATTCGCACAGTTATATATACACCAACGCAAAACATTACAATAAGGGGTTGTTACTAAAAATGGTGATAAAATAAAGCCTAATACTGTGTTTGTAGTACACCATCTAACATATAAATGTGACGCAAAATAATGAACTGTTACCCAAATTAAATATATACCAACAATTTTTACAACTTCTTTTACATACTTTTCTATTTTTTCCTTTTCCATTTTACAATAAAAATACTAACTATATATGTTTAAAAAAATGTTTTTACATTCTTTTAAACAAAGCATAAAACAATTTTCGGAACGATATGGAACTCGAAATATCAGTATAAGTCTATATGTCATAATTATAAAAACCTTTTTATGAATTTATAACAATAATTTTTTTCTTTTTATTTCATTATGCCAACTTTCTCTATTCATATACAAAATATAATGTTCGTCATATTTATAACATAAATATTTGTTGTAGTCTATACCATATATTCGATATGATATATTTCCCTTTTTATATGTTATATCTGTATTCTCACTATTTATGTGAACTGTATCTCCATATATTTCATTATTCATATAGTTTATTGCTCGAGTGAATACTGTAGGTCCCGTCATTTTATGAATATCATTAGGGAATGAATTATTTTTTATGTTTTCCACAATAAATTCTATTGTTTTTTTCAATATAGGATGCCCTTTGCTGAATATTAAAGCCCATTGAACATACAACTCTTTATTACCTTCTGATGTTATTACTGCTTGGTCTTCATCTTTTATTAATTCATCAAGTGGTTTTTCTATAGATGAGTCCATATCTAAATAAACACCTCCATATTTATACAAAATCAAATACCTCCATAAATCTGTCTTTGCTACTACAATATTTAGTTTATTATAACAATCTGATATTTCTCCCGGAAAATTTTCATTTACAAATCTATCTATTTCTTCATCTATATATATCTTATGTTTGTAATTAGGATTCAAACGTTTTGTGTTATCTACTTTACGTTGTATCAATGGATGTAGTTCTCTAGTATAC